TTATTTTTTATTACTTATACAATACTTAACTTCATCTATTAGTTTAGGATATTGATAGAATATTGTTGGTGCATGAAATAAAGTTGCTGATAGTAAATCACCAAGTATGCGTACCTGGGTTATATCTAGTGATAATACATTACTTAAGAATGCTTCTGTATTTATTGTTGGAGAAGGTGATGTATATAAAGATGGTTGTTGAGACTGTGAAGGTGATTTGTTATAGTCGCCATTAAAAAATAATGCCTGTATGAGCAAGTGAATGCTGATTCCGCCTCCGGCTCTGAACGCATATGGAAGTATCTGTTCGATTTTATTGTGTATGGCCATATAGGCTTTATAAAAACATCCTGACTGATTATATACCTGATGATATTGATCGTTCAGAACTCTCATAAGATGGAGAACAGTTTCTGCACTCTCATTCTCTTTTGGTATAATTTCATGAATGATGCTGTCCAGTTGATATTTTTGCTTGCATGTTAGGATTTTTGTAATTCTTTCATCGATTTCAATGCATATTGAATTATTTTTATCGGATAATAACAAATCATTTTCCTGTGTATTTGTTTGTATCTCTTGTGGGATATTAATTACCACATCCGTACATGTTCTATCCACCTCATTTGTCTTTATGTTGTCAAGAAAATCATTTAACGTCAGTTGAGAACCCAATTCATTAATGTAGTCCAATGATGACGTAGAAGAGCTATTATCAAGAAAATCGTTCAGAGTGAGCTCGGAGTCGTTTCTTGTTATCGGATATACATTTGTGGAAGCGGCTAATTTAATACTCCGGTTGCTGGAGGTAGAAGCTGTTGGTTCAGAGGTTGACGAACACTGCATGTCAATGCATACATAACCTTTATTTGAAGTTGAATTTGGAATCAAGTTTCCTCCTGAATTAATGGTTTCCATAATACTAACTATTGATAAAAATATTTTGCATTTCATTAAAATAAAAATCCCATGGAAAATATTTTTTGTTAGTTATTACATACAGCACATCAGGTCGTCAATATAGTCTAACTATAGTTATCACCAAAAACTTGCCTCGATTTTAGATTTTTCCAGTATTTGTAGATATTGCACTGAACACCGAATACGTAGCAGAGGGTGTCTACACGATAACGTTCTATGAGCTACCATGTTGTCGAAAAATTGTTTAGTGAGTATGACATCAGGAATGTGGTGGTCTGTTTTAATATTTCTATTTCTATTTCTATTTCTATTTCTATTTCTATTTCTATTTCTATTTCTATTTCTGTTTGTTGTGGTTTTTTCTTTAGTTCATGTATTTCGATTTGTTTCTGAATTATCGGGGGTAGTGTCTTCCCTTTTCCCTGAGGCTTATCATGCAGTTATTTTCGCCATCTTGGTATTGTGGAAATACCGACATCCATAGCTTTGGTGAGCTCTGTTCAGGTGGCCAAATTCAGAAAACCATTACGGAGGAAGAAGGCGATGGCTAAACCAGCGCGAAGACGATGTAACCGTAAAAGAGAAGATTTAACTGTTAAAAGGATATTTGAGTTACTAAGTTTCGATAAATCTACCGGGGTATTTAGATGGAAAGTTCCCACTCAGGGAAGGATAGCATTAAATAGTGTTGCTGGAACTTTTGATTCCAACGGTTATTCAATGATCATGATAGATGGGCGTAGATATAAAACTCACGTCTTAGTTTTTTACATAACTCATAATCGTTGGCCTGCTGGTCAAATTGACCACGTTAATGGAATTAGGACCGACAATAGGCCAGAAAATTTAAGAGAATGCCTGCCAATAGAAAATTCAAGAAATATAAGGATCCGAAAGAATAGCAAATCAGGTTGCAGAGGGGTTACTTGGCACAAACGACAGAAAAAATGGAATGTTAGGCTAGGATTCCATGGCAAGAGTAAACACTTCGGATGCTTTGATGATCTGGAGTTAGCGGTACTAGTTGCTGAAGAAGCCCGAGATAAGTATTACGGTGATTTTTCCGGCAACGAAAGGAGCACTTATGCGAATCTATCGAAGGAAATGTAAATGTTGCAATGAATGGTTTATACCAAAATATCAAAATCAATATTGGTGTAATGAGATTTGTGGAACCAAGATAGCACTCGAACGACGAAGTAAAGAACGCGAAAAAGCGGAAAAAGCAGCAGAGAAGAAACTACGACGAGAGGAGCAGAAACAGAAAGATAAACTGAAGATTCGAAAACTCGCCTTAAAGCCCCGCAGTTACTGGATTAAACAAGCCCAACAAGCCGTAAACGCCTTCATCAGAGAAAGAGACCGCGACTTACCATGTATCTCGTGCGGAACGCTCACGTCTGCTCAGTGGGATGCCGGACATTACCGGACAACTGCTGCGGCACCTCAACTCCGATTTGATGAACGCAATATTCACAAGCAATGCGTGGTGTGCAACCAGCACAAAAGCGGAAATCTCGTTCCGTATCGCGTCGAACTGATTAGCCGCATCGGGCAGGAAGCAGTAGAGGAAATCGAATCAAACCATAACCGCTATCGCTGGACTGTCGAAGAGTGCAGGGCCATCAAGGCGGAGTATCAACAGAAACTTAAAAAACTGCGAAACAGCAGAAGTGAGGTTGCATGAATATCTACGAAAGAATTGATGGCAGCAAATACCGAAATATTTGGGTAGTTGGCGATCTGCACGGATGCTACACGAACCTGATGAAAAAACTGGAGACGATAGGATTCGACACCAAAAAAGACCTGCTTATCTCGGTGGGCGATTTGGTTGATCGCGGTACAGAGAACGTAGAATGCCTGGAATTAATCACATTCCCCTGGTTCAGAGCTGTACGTGGAAACCATGAGCAAATGATGATTGATGGCTTATCAGAGCGTGGAAACGTCAATCACTGGCTGCTTAATGGCGGTGGCTGGTTCTTTAATCTCGATTACGACAAAGAAATTCTGGCTAAAGCTCTTGCCCATAAAGCAGATGAACTTCCGTTAATCATCGAACTGGTGAGTAAAGGAAAAAAATATGTCATCTGCCACGCCGATTATCCTTGTGATAAATACGAGTTTGGAAAGCCAGTTGATCATCAGCAGGTAATCTGGAACCGCGAACGAATCAGCAACTCACAAGACGGGATCGTGAAAGAAATCAAAGGCGCGGACACGTTCATCTTTGGTCATACGCCAGCAGTGAAACCACTCAAATTTGCCAACCAGATGTATATCGATACTGGCGCAGTGTTCTGCGGAAACCTCACATTGATTCAGGTACAGGGAGAAGGCGCATGAGACTCGAAAGCGTAGCTAAATTTCATTCGCCAAAAAGCCCGATGATGAGCGACTCACCACGGGCTACGGCTTCTGACTCTCTTTCTGGTACTGATGTGATGGCTGCTATGGGGATGGCGCAATCACAAGCCGGATTCGGAATGGCTGCATTCTGCGGTAAGCATGAACTCAGCCAGAACGACAAACAAAAGGCTATCAACTATCTGATGCAATTTGCACACAAGGTATCGGGGAAATACCGTGGTGTGGCAAAGCTCGAAGGAAATACTAAGGCAAAGGTACTGCAAGTGCTCGCAACATTCGCTTATGCGGATTATTGCCGTAGTGCCGCTACGCCGGGCGCAAGATGCAGAGATTGCCACGGTACAGGCCGTGCGGTTGATATAGCCAAAACAGAGCAGTGGGGGATAGTTGCTGAGAAAGAGTGCGGAAGATGTAAAGGCGTCGGTTATTCAAGAATGCCAGCAAGCGCCGCATATCGCGCTGTGACGATGCTAATCCCAAACCTTACCCAACCCACCTGGTCACGCACTGTTAAGCCGCTGTATGACGCTCTGGTTGTGCAATGCCACAAGGAAGAGTCAATCGCAGACAACATTTTGAATGCGATCACACGTTAGCGCCATGATTGCCACGGATGGCAACATATTAACGGCATAATATTGACTTTTTGAATAACTTTGGGGAAACTTGACACCAATAATGGGCGTTTTTTACATGTCATTGATGAGTCTCAATAACCTGCCGCCGAGTAGTTTTTATGCTCTGAATTGTATTTGTGTAGTAAACATGCTGACTGCAATGTAATAGAGTTTTTTTAGCCTGTAACCTCTTGACGGCATTGAATTGCTTTTGTTATGAGTTGTAAGCCAATGTTATCATCTTGTATTGGGGTGGTTATGAAGGATGGTGCGTTGCTCAGGAGTTCTTCACTTTTTATTGCCTACATGGGATGCCTTGGATGGGGGAGTGCTTATTTCTATGGATGGGGTACTTCTTTTTACTACGGCTTCCCATGGTGGATTGTAGGTGCAGGTGTTGATGATGTTGCCAGAAGTTTATTTTTTGCAGTTATCGTCATTGCTATATTTCTTATCGGTTGGGGTATTGGTGTTGTATTCTTTTTCGCAGTGAAAAGAAAACATTCTATGCAAGAGCTAAATGTATTTCGCCTTTATTTTGCTGTGGAATTATTGTTTGTGCCGGCAATTATTGAGTTTTCTATATTGAGACAGAAGATTCAGGTACCTCTTTTGCTACTGTCAGCAGCGATTGCGCTGGCGGTTACAATTTCGATAAGATCTTATGGGCGATTTTTATCGGTATCATGCTTCTATGATAAGCCATTTATAAAAAAACATTTTTTTGAGATTGTGATGATTGCTTTTGTGGCATATTTCTGGCATATTTCTGGCTTTTTTCATTTCTGACAGGATATTACAAACCACAGTTTAAGAAAGAATATGAAATGATTAATTATAATGATGGTTGGTATTATGTTCTTGCTCGTTATGATAATTGTCTGGTTTTGTCTACTTCTTTCAATGCAGGTAGTAAAAGGTTTGTCATTTATCAATCAGCACAAGATAAGAATCTTCAGGTTGATATTGTAAGGACCAGAATTTAATTGGCTGCATAAATAATATTTTAAGTTGCAAGTTGGCTATTCGTAGGAATAGAACCTTAGGCATGCTGAATGCGTTTTCTGAACATTGTTTTATAAACTGTGTCTGCTTGCTGTTGTGATCCTGCTTTTAGTGATGGTGATGATGGATTTCACCAGCAGGATAATGTTGGTACTGACTGATGGCGCTCTGGTCTGCGGCATTGTGGTATTGCTGTGGCCGATGATGAAAGAACAGAATGAATAATTCTTGACTTTTTTGTTTACTGTTTATTAAAAAATCAACCGCATGGTGAATCCTCCTTGGAGGGGCTAAATGATCGAGTTTTAAGGGCACGTAGCGAGTTCTGTTTGATCATTGCAGAACTTAGCGGGAGGCGCCATGCGTACATCACTAATGTTATTTCCTTCTATCATTTTCCTTGTGAGTTCTGGCTGCGCATGGCGCGGCCTTTTTTTATGACCTGCCACTGGCAGATGGTCATCCTGTGATTTGATTCCGGTTCCGGCTTTTTAACTCTGTTCCTGTACACGGGAGAAATTCTATGTCGATTAATCGTTATGATATTGGTTACAAGAAGTACCACGTATTGTGTTGAGATAGAAAGCATGGTGCCAGAGGTAAATGCAGCAGCATAATAAAAAAGAGCCAGCGCAGAAGAGAACGGGTAAAAGAGTCTGCGCTGGCGTGGGGATATTCCCCGTGGAGAAATGATATGTAACACACATCGGGAACCTTTCTATATAAACATTATCATTATTGTCAATCATAACAGTCAGGTATTATGACGTTTATGCATCAGGGCCATCAGGAATTAACTGGTGGCTTTTTATTGTTGTCAGCTTCCGGATAACGGGAGACGGGGTATGTACCAGATGGAAAAAATAACAACAGGTGTGTCATACACCACGTCAGCGGTGGGGACGGGATACTGGCTACTGCAGTTGCTGGACAAAGTCTCCCCATCCCAGTGGGTGGCAATAGGCGTATTGGGTAGCCTGGTGTTTGGCTTGCTGACGTATCTGACAAACCTTTATTTCAAGATTAAAGAAGATAAGCGTAAGGCTGCGAGAGGTGAATAATGTCGCCATCATTACGCAAGGCTGTTGCTGCTGCTATTGGTGGTGGGGCTGTTGCCATAGCGTCTGTGCTCATCACTGGTCCGAGTGGTGACGATGGCCTGGAAGGTGTCAGCTACATACCATACGAAGATATCGTTGGCGTATGGACTGTATGTCACGGACACACCGGAAAAGACATCATTCCCGGTAAAACGTATACCGAAGCAGAATGCAAAGCCCTCCTGAATAAAGACCTTGCCACGGTCGCCAGACAAATTAACCCGTACATCAAAGTCGATATACCGGAAACAACGCGCGGCGCTCTTTACTCGTTCGTTTACAACGTGGGCGCTGGTAATTTCAGAACATCGACGCTTCTTCGCAAAATAAACCAGGGCGATATCAAAGGCGCATGTGACCAGCTACGTCGCTGGACATACGCTGGCGGTAAGCAATGGAAAGGCCTGATGACTCGTCGTGAGATTGAGCGTGAAGTCTGTTTGTGGGGGCAGCAATGAGCAGGGTAACCGCGATTATCTCCGCTCTGGTTATTTGCATCATCCTCTGCCTGTCATGGGCTGTTAATCATTACCGTGATAACGCCATCGCCTACAAAGAGCAGCGCGATAAAGCCACATCCATCATCGCTGATATGCAGAAGCGTCAACGTGATGTAGCAGAACTCGACGCAAGATATACAAAGGAACTTGCTGATGCTAACGCGACTATCGAAAGTCTCCGTGCCGATGTTTCTGCTGGTCGTAAGCGCCTGCAAGTCTCCGCCACCTGTGCAAAGTCAACGACCGGAGCCAGCAGCATGGGCGATGGAGAAAGCCCAGGATTTACAGCAGATGCTGAACTCAATTATTACCGTCTCCGAGGTGGAATCGACAAGATAACCGCGCAGGTTAACTACCTGCAGGAATACATCAGGACGCAGTGCTTAAAATAATTTTAATTTCACTGAAATTTAACAAGTGACTTTCAGGAAAATGCCTCGCAGATGCGGGGCATTTTTGTACCGGTATTTCACCGCGCACCGCAGCGCACAATAAACACCGAACCTGACCCTTTGGAATGGGCCTTTGAGGATACCAGTTAGTGCTGGCGAGCCTCGGTGGGCTGGTTTCCTGTGCGGCAAAGGTTCATTTCAAAGAAGCAGGCAACGCCATGAATGAATTAATTGCGAATCATGACTTCGACTTTCGCCAGTTAGTTACCGCAGCAGAAGGTCAACCGGTAACTGACACCTTCCAGATTGCCAGGGCATTTGGTAAACGCCATCAGCATGTGATTAGGGCTATTAAATGTTTGAGATGTTCTGAGGAATTCTCGACAACCCATTTTGGGGCCGTCGAGAAAATCAATGACTTAGGGATTTTTGACAAGAAACAGATTTACTACCGCATGGACTTTAGTGGCTTCGTTATGCTGGTTATGGGATTTAACGGGGCAAAAGCCGATGCTGTTAAAGAAGCCTATATCAATGCGTTTAACTGGATGTCAGCAGAACTCCGTAAGTACAGCGAAAGTTATGAAGCAGAACGTAACGCCGTAATGCTGGAGTACATGAAAGAGAAGGATGTCGCCAGCATGTCAGGCCGTTTGCTCAATCGCTGGGGCTGAACCGCCCCGGGTTTCCTGGAGAGTGTTTTATCTGTGAACTCAGGCTGCCAGATCATCGTTTCCGATGGAAGCATAATAAGCTTTTTCTGCTTCTGCCGGAGGAGTATGGCCCAGCCTTCCCAGCAATCGTCGATTGTTATACCAGTCCACCCACGTTAGTGTGGCCAGTTCCACTTCTGCACGGTTTTTCCAGCTCTTACGGTGTATTACCTCCGCTTTGTAAAGACCATTGATGCTCTCAGCCATCGCGTTGTCATACGAGTCGCCTGTACTCCCTGTTGATGCCAGTAATCCGGCTTCTTTTAGTCGCTCCGTATAGGCCAGTGACACATACTGAGAGCCTTTATCGCTGTGATGGATGGTGCCAGACGGACGACGGGCCCACAACGCCTGCTCCAGCGCATCCAGCACGAATGTCGTTTCCATAGACGATGAGACCCGCCACCCCACGATGTATCCGGCAAACACATCAATGATAAACGCCACATAGACGAAGCCCTGCCATGTGCTGACGTAAGTAAAATCAGCCACCCACAGCTGGTCAGGTCGTTCTGCCACGAACTGACGGTTTACGCGGTCGCCTGCGGCAACGGCTTTCCGGCTGATGGTCGTACGGACCTTTTTACCCCGGAGAACACCGGCAAGTCCCATAACCGCCATGAGACGTGCCACTGTACATCTGGCCACCCTGATTCCTTCCCGTAACAACTGACGCCAGACTTTACGCACACCGTACACCTGATGATTTTCATCGTATACGCGCTGTATCTCTCTCTTCAGCCAGTCGTCGTGCTGCGCACGGGCACTGCGTTTATCCGGATGATGTCGCTGTTGCTGACAATGGTAATACGTTGACGGGGCAATATGCAGTTCGCTGCATACCGGTCCGACCCCGTACTGCTCACGCAGCTTATCCAGCAGTGGCATCATTTTTTCCAGAGGCGGTCGAACTCCGCCTTCGCAAAATAAGCGGAAGCCTGGCGAAGGATATCGTTACTGCGGCGCAGTTCACGATTTTCACGTTCCAGCTCTTTCAGACGCTGACGTTCAGCGCTGGTGAGCCCACCATCACCGCCCCCGGTATCCCGCTCATGCTGGCGAACCCAGACACGCAGAGTCTCCGGCGTACAGCCAATCTTTGGGGCAATGGAACAAATTGCCGCCCACTGTGAGTCATATTCATCCTGACTTTCCAGAACCATACGAATCGCCCGCTGACGGACTTCGGGGGAAAAACGAGTATTTTTAGTCATCCTGTTTACCTCTTTCTCAGGGAGTTTAGTCTCCAGGATTTCCGGGGCGGTTCAAACAGCGAGTGGGGGACTGGGGAAAATACCGCAGGATACTCTTTCTGGCATACGAACACTGGCTTTTAACGGAGGAGCTCAGGTTCAGATGGGGAGCACTATTGTTACAATACGTTCTGTCTTTTTAGGCTTCTTTATGGGAAGTGTAAGCCCTGAAGGATTATCAGAGAGAGCTTTACGAACTGCATTGAATAATGTTAATCGTCTTGAACGCGACCTTAATGGAGGGCTATCCGGCCGCCAGATTTTAGCAAGTATACCCAGCCCGTATGCTTCTCCACCTCGTCCTTCTGTAATGCAAACAGAGTTGGTGTTAGAGCAAATAGAAAAATGCTCATTTAATGTTAACTCGTCATCTCTGAGGGCGACTGAAGAGGCATTAACATGCCCGATTACATTATGCATCCCTGAGCATGGTGTGATTATGAGAAATGCTGGAGATTCAGATGTATGTACTTTATATGATAAAGAATCATTAAAACATCTTGTTAACACAAGTTCACCTCATCCTCTGAGCAGAGAAAAAATAACAGAGTCAATGATTGTTAAGGAAAACTCGTGCTATTTTGATTTCACATCAGGAAGTATTAAAAATGTTCGTGGTGAGATAACTAGACTATAAGATGTTAGAACATATTGACTGATAAGTGTAATTCACAGACATCTTTTCAGTTTTTTCTGTTAATTTTCTAATTGATGGGCTGTATACAGGGATAAAAGGAGAGGGTATTGTCTGGACATTTCTGTTAGCATAATTGGAAATGTGCGTGAAAAAAAGCATAACAGACATCATGTGTTATGTATGTATTCAGAGTGCCCATAATTCACCAGTGCAGGGATAAATTGTAAAAAAATCGCAGTACGTCGTATGCAGAACGGTGCGGCGTACGCAGTTCCAGTGGACCGTCGCCTGTGATAACGGTCTTTGTGGAATAACCGTTGCGGGAGTTAGCTCCTGATCTGGACTGATTTTTCTCATTCCCAAGATGGTGTGTCATCTCTGCATTGAGAGCGGCTTCAACGCTGAGCTTTTTCAGCAACCGATCAAACTGACTGAGGTCTTCTGAGGGGGCTGAGGTTTTTGGCCAGTTCGTTAGCAATACACCAGAAAAATTCTAAACGAGCCTGTACATAGATTTGTGTAATTGCCTGATTTTGATATGTTCAACCCAACATCAAATGAAGGTTAATTTATGGATGAAAAACAGTTACAGGCTATTTGTTTTGTGGGATTTTTAGGAAAAAGATATATTAATCCTTATTAATAATAGCTGTCATCCATTTCAGCTATTATTTTTAAATAAATAAGTAAAGCTTAGACTCTTGTTTCTTGGATTATATCAAAGGTATCAACATAATTTGATGGGTTATGATGTGGTGAGCCATTGCTTTCGATATCGATGACCACATCCTCTGGATTTGGATGTCGCTGTCCAACGGGTATACCTTCTTCCATAGCTCGTATATCAGCCCCTGTTGCACGGGCAATATCTTCTTTATTAGGGAAGATGGCACCTTCTCTTGCGTGCCACCATATACGAGGATAGTCAGTGAATCTGCCTTCACCTGTCTCGGCTTTGTTTAAATCTGCCAGCCCCAGAGTCGTACCTGCCCACCATAAAATAGTGTCTGGCTTTAATCCGGGGGTATTATACTGTATGGCATGCCCCGCTGCTTGCCCAACCATTGCACCGATATGAGGACTTAACATTGGATCTGTACTAGTAAATCTGGATACTGCAAATCCCCCTACAGCACCAAGCGCATTTGCGGCAGCATTGGTAAGAACGGCATATTTAGTATTAGGGTTAT